GGGATATCACCCTTTGTAATCTTCTTCTTTATTAGATCAAGTTTAACATCGGAGGGCTGGAGCGTTTTAAGTGTGAAAAATCGCATTTTAAACTGGATAAATAATTTTAGAAATCATGGTACTGGACAAGTCATTGGAAAAGAAGTTTTAACTTCAGATCAACTAATAACACTTGAAACTACAGGTGATTTTTTACTCCCTCAACCTAAACTAATACCCCGTGAAGGGGCATCCGTGGTTATTGAACCAATTAGGAAAATTGAGAAAGAGAAAATTTCATCAACTGTAGTTGGAATAGTGCCTTCCGAGGTTATTCCACAATCATTCGCTAACACACAAAAGAATACTGTTAATGCGTTGGAGATTAGAGTTTTGCCACTACCGGCAGAAGTATTGCAAATAGAGGCTGATTGCTTTTTGATATTTGTGTCAAAGAGTTATATACCGTTATTTGAATACATGAAGGGAGTGAAACCAACTGAATTTGAAGCTTGGGTGAAGAGATTTCCCCAAACTAAGCAAAAGAAGTATAGAGAAGCAAAACAAGTTTCTAAATTAACATATGAAGTCTTTAATAAAAAAGAATTGTTAGTGAGATCTCATTTGGTAGAAAATGAATTGAAAGCCCCAAGGCAAATTTCAATGCCGAACCCCTGGTTTGTTAAACAATTAGGACCTTATATGCATTCAATTGCACAAGGCCTTAAGAAGTTTAATGACTCCCATGGCCATTATGCTTTTGCATGTGGTATGGATGCTAGTGAAGCTGGTGGTTGGTTAAAGAAACAATTGGCGGATTTCGAGGATCCTTTATTTGTTATGAATGACTTTTCAAAATTTGATCAATCTTATGGAGAACATTTTATTGATTTTGAAATACGATTTTATGAATATTTAGGGGTGCCAGGAGACATTGTTGATATAATAAAGAAGCAAAAATTAACATTGGGCAGATCGAGAAAAGGAGTCTCATTTACGTGCCCCAACACCAGAAAATCTGGTGATCCAAATACCACAGTTGGTAATTCTATAACAAATATGGCTGCTTTAGCTTATGCGTTTAGAGCGGCTGGGATTAACAAAGTTTCCATGTTGGTATTAGGTGATGATAATTTTATGATAGTTGAAAGAACGTGGCAAGGTAAGGACGTATCTGTTCTTTTGGACCTTGTGCCTGAATTGTTGGCAAATCTAGGATTAGTAGCAAAAATGTACTACTCCACTAAATTATCGGATGTTGAATTCTGTTCAGGCCTGTTCTATGAAGTAGGTAATACTTACATATTAGGACCTAAGGCTGGAAGATTTTTCGATAAGATAGGGCACACAATCTCTGAAATAAAAGACAAGGATAGTGCCCTTTTCCATATGCGAGAAATTGCTATAGCGTTTGAGGCTATGAAATTTGTTCCATTCATGGAATTATACATGAATAAAATGATGGAATTAACTTCTAACCTAGCGAAAATCGATAGTGATATTAAGGATAAGTTGTTCGTTGAAGAACATTATTCAATTAATTATCATATTGATCGTAGGAAAACGTATGATATAGATAAAAAGCTTACCCATCAGCTTTTTAATGATAGATATGGATTAGATTATACAACAAGTGAACGATCCTTTAAGGATATGTTGGAACGCATAACTGAGATTCCAGCTATAATACAATTTCCTTCATTCTTCGAAGTGATGAGAGCGAAGGATAATCCTGTTGATTTATAAAATTAACTGGGATGGGCGTTGAAAAAGATTTTAATAATATATAATAATACAAATGAACGCAAAGTATAAAAACAAACCATTACCAAAAATTCCTAATGGCAAAAATAAAACAAAAAAGAAGGGTAAGAAAATTACTTATCAAATTTCCTCTGGATCGAAAAAGATTTCAGGATCCGGGGACTATCAGGTTAATCCTTTGATAAACAACATAGCTAAAGGCTTAGGGGGCATGGCCTCATCCTATTTGGGACTCGGTAGTGATATCGGATCTAGATTTGGGGATGGAGCTCATCGTGCTTTTAAGGCGATAACTGGTTATGGTGAATACAAAGTTAAATCTAATACTCTTATGACTGATAATGGGGCACCCATTTTCAAACCGCAAGATAGAGTTATGCATATAAGGCATAGAGAGTTTATCGGCGATGTTTTCAGTGGTGGAACCCTTGTGAGTGGTGCAACAACATTTTCTCCAAGGACTTTCAACATTGTTCCAAGCAACGCGATTATCTTTCCATGGCTTTCTGCTATTACAAAGAATTTCCAACAATTTAGATTTAAAGGCTTAATATTTGCTTTTGAGTCAAAATCGGGAAACTCTGTAAGTAGCACAAATGCAGCTTTAGGTTCGGTGATTATGGCAACAGATTATAATGTAAATGCTTTAAAAGTCAAAGAAACATCAATTGTGTTTAAGAATAAACAAGAGATGGAGGCGCATGAATTTTGCACTTCTTCTGTATCCTCTTGTAATATGATTCATCCAATTGAATGTTCTCCAAAAGAGCAAATTTTAGATCACTTTAACATTTTAGAATTTAACCAAAGATTGGACACTGATGATCCTAAATTTTATGTTCCAGGTATATTGCAGGTAGCAACCGTGGGACAACAAGCTATAAATGTAAATTTAGGGGAATTGTGGGTTTCTTACGACATTGAGTTATTAAAAACAAAGAAAGATTTAAGTAAGGTGGGATTTCATGCACAACTTACTGGAAACCAAAATGGAGGTTATTTTCCTCCAACTCAAACCACAGTATCTGAAACGATTGGATTTGTTTCAGTTAATTTAACGACAGGAGTCTTAACTGTGAATTCTGGATTTTATGGAACATTACGTTTTTATGTAGTTTTGTACTCTCCAGCATCTGCTATAACAGGCAATATGTCAATCACACCAAGTGGGAATGCAGTGGCTTCTAATACAATTAGAACTGACACTGTGAATTCATCAGCAGCATGGGATGCAGCTGAATTAGTGTATGTGGGTGACTTTGATTGTGCAGGAGGTGGTATTTTTACTTTCTCCAATGGTTATACAACAACTGATGCAGGAACAAATATGGATTTATTTATTGATTCCGTCAATAATGACGAGGGATATTAATCTATTCAACGCTCGGTTCTTTTCCCGGAACCCGCCTATGT